TCTCATTTTCTTTTCAACAAATTTATCGTGCACTATTTTATATTTATAAATCTTGGTTAGCACAGTTGTATTTTCTTCTAATTCATTCTTAAACATAATTGGACCAAAATACCAATATAATACCTTGTCTAATTTATCACTTCTTTTAGGAGTTGCAGATAAAGCTAATGTTTTCTTAGCAGCAATCAATGGTAAAGCTCTAGAAAAATATTTAGATGGTGCGTGGTGAGCTTCATCAAAAATAACTAATCCAAAGTCTCTAAATATATCAGGGTCATATTTTTCTTTAGCAATTGATTGAATCATTCCTATAACAATATCTTTTCCATCAACATCCATAACATCTCTTTGAATAATGCCAACTTTGGCATCAGTGAATTGTTCAATTCGTTCTTTCCATTGATTTAAAAGAAAACCTTTATGGACTATAATTAAGGTTTTCACTTTGAAATACCCAGAAATGAATAAGGAAAGAACGGTTTTCCCGCCACCACATCCAAGACAGATGAGACCCCCATCATTCTTTTCCATATACGGCAAAACCACATCAGTAATCTTAGTCTGTTCCTCTCTGAGACTACCCTTAAAGGTAACATTAATTGGTTCTCCTTTTAATTCTTTATTTTCATCTGGTTTTCCAAACTTTTGTAAACCAAAGTATTTAGGAATAATTAAATAGTCTTCTGTTTCTCTAAAAACCTTGAAAGCTAAATTTTCTTCTTCTTTCTTTTTACCATAACTTACACCAAATTTCATTGGCTCAACAGTTAATTCGTTTCTAATATTATTAATTTCAGTAGGTGAAAATAACTTTTTAGTTAATAAATACCCATCTTTTGATAATATAGTTTTATGTTGCATTTGTTTTATTATTATATAATAAAACAAATAAATCTTTAAATTCTAATTTATTAAAAACATTTAAATTTTTTTATAATGTAATATATATTAATGGAACTATCCGATTTATCTGAAGAATTTAATAGAAAAGTTAATTCAGCAATGTCTGTTGTTGATAATAATAAAATAGCTAGTACTGTATTGTGTTTATTTTTAGTATTATATGCTTCTTTAGCAGCCCCTAAATTACCTAAATCAGTTACAGCAATCTTTAAAAACTTTTGGTTTAAATTGATTTTTATGTTTTTAATTGCATATATGGCAACTCACAATCCTGCTGTTGCAATTATCTCAGCAGTTGCTTTATTAATTACTTTACAAACATTACACGGTCAAGATACTGCAGACCAAGTTATTAACACTGTTAAAAATAGAGTAAATGAAAACTTTAAAAATTTTGCACCAGCAGGTAATTCAGAAGTTGAACCTGTAATGGATACAAGTGATTATGACCAAATTGGTGGTTACGCACCTTATGAAATTGATACTGCAATTGAATCAAAAAAAGTAAATTTACCAGAACCTAATATGACCATGACTATGCCTATGACTATGCCTATGACTATGCCTATGACTATGCCTATGACTATGCCTAAGTCTAGGTCCAAGTCTAGATCTAAGACTATGAAAAAATCTAAGTCTATGCTTCCTGATACAGATGACACAAATACTGTAACTGAAACAGATAAAGAACCAACAGTTCAACAACCAATTGAAACAGAAGAAATAACTCCAGATTTGCTTAATAATTTAACTGCTCAAATAAATCAATTATTTAATAATGAAATGAATCCAATTACTCCTGATAATGAAGATTCTGATAATGAAGATTCTGATAATGACGATTCTGATAACGATGAATCTGATAACGATGACTCTGATAAAGAAGACTTTACAAATGCAACTTGCAATTCTTGTAATATTTTAAAAGAAAACTTTCAAGATAGTAAATATATTACTGGTACTTGTGCTGACTCTTTTGAAAATTTACCTGGTTATGATAACGAGGAATATTCTTCCTTATAAATTTATTTTCTAGTTTAATTATATGATGAATAAAAAAGAATGGGAAAAAATTTATAAAGAAAAATGTACAAATTTTAATCAATTACCTAGTGTATTGCCTCCTGTTAAAAGAATTATTGTAATTGGAGATTTACATGGAGATTGGGTAATGACAATAAAATCATTAAAAATAGGTAAAGTTATTGATTCTAATAATAAATGGATTGGTGGCGAAACTATTGTAGTTCAAGTAGGTGACCAAATAGATAGATGTAGATTTTCAGGAGTAGCTTGTGATTTACCTAATACTACTAAAGATGATGAAGCGAGTGATATGAAAATATTAAATTTTTTTACTTCTTTACATCAAGAAGCTCAAAAAGTTGGCGGGGCAGTATACTCAATTATTGGTAATCACGAATTAATGAATGTTAAAGGAGATATGAGATATGTATCACACGATAATGTTAGAGATTTTGATAATTACGAAACAACTGAAGGAGAAATTATTAATGATGGTATGGAAGCCAGAAAATGGGCTTTTACACCAGGTAATCCAATTGCTAATTTTTTAGGATGCACTAGACAATTGTCAATAATTATTGGTTCTAACTTATTCGTTCACGCTGGAATAATACCTAAAATTGCTAAAAAGTATGGTATACAAGATATGAATCAAATTTTATCTTTATATTTATGGGATAAATTAAATAATAATGTTGATCATGATGAATTGTTAGATTCATCTGATTATTCTCCTTTATGGAATAGAGTTTTCGGTAGTAAAACAAAAAGTTCTCAAACTTGTGATTCTTTAATGTCTCCTTTAAAAGAAATTTATAAAGTCGATAGAATGTTTATTGGACATAATCCACAAACTGAATCTGGAATTACAAATACTTGTAATGGACGTGTTTGGTTAACTGATTATGGTGCATCTAATGCATTTAATGAATTTGATACTTTTTATTTAGAAAATAATACTAGGTCGGAAGTTAGAGAAGCACAAGTCTTAGAAATATTAGACGATGGTGCTAAAATTAACATATTGAAATAAATAATTAATTATTATTAATTATTTATACGTGACTTTTTAATTCAAGAATTTTTTGTATTTATCCATATCAGATTTAAACAAGTCATAGGCTTGTTTAGATACTTCTACAGAAGGAATAGTGGGTTTTCCATCAGCACCCATGTGTTTTTCTTTGATTTCCTTTTGAACAGCTGCAGCTACTTTACCAGGAGCGGGGCCATTAGGTACATTTAAATCTTTTGCAATTTTGTTTTTCAAATCCAAAAATGCTTGAAATCCATCATTAGCACCACCTTTCATTTTTCTGGATTTCTTGGATTTTTTAGAAGCTTTCTTGGATTTTTTAGAAGCTTTCTTGGATTTTTTAGAAGCTTTCTTGGATTTTTTAGAAGCTTTCTTAGAAGATTTCTTAGCTCCTCCAGTCATTTTTTTGCACATTTTGCTCATTTTTTTGCTCATCTTTTTACTGTTCTTTTTGCACATTTTGCTCATCTTTTTGCTCATCTTTTTAGAAGCTCTCTTAGAAGATCTCTTTTTAGCACCACCAGTCATTTTCTTGGAGCGTCTTTTAGAGGCTTTTTTGCTGGATTTCTTAGAGCGTCTTTTAGAAGCCTTTTTAGAAGCTCTCTTGGAAGATCTCTTTTTAGCACCACCAGTCATTTTCTTGGAGCGTCTTTTAGAGGCTTTTTTAGAGGCTTTTTTAGAGGCTTTTTTAGAGGTTTTTTTAGAGGCTCTCTTTTTACCACCACCAGTCATTTTCTTAGAGGATTTCTTGGAACGTCTTTTAGAGGCTTTTTTAGATTTCTTAGAAGCTCTTTTACTGGATCTCTTTTTACCACCACCAGTCATTTTCTTGGAACGTCTTTTAGAAGCTTTCTTACTGGCTTTTTTAGAAGCCTTTTTAGAGGATTTTTTAGAGGCTCTTCTTTTAGCTCCGCCATCTTGAGATATAGGCATCATAGGAAGACTATCTTCGGGTTTACCAAACATTAATTTACTTTATAAAATAATTTTTATAATTTTATTATAATATTTTTATAATAAAATAATTTTTATACATTAAAATTTTTACATTGCAGAAGTTAAAGAAATAGATGTGACGGATACGGAAGTAGTAGAAAGAGGATTATTGTGCCCGCCACCCATTTGAACAGATGTTTCAGATAGTAATCCATTTCCGCCCATTTGAACAGATGTTTCAGATAATAATCCGCCTCCCATTTGAACAGATGTTTCATTATTAGAGGAATTTGAAGTAGCAGATAAAATTTCATTTTTAGATAAAAATAAACTAGAATAATTATCACTGGAAGTTACAGACATATCATCTAAACCTCCACCTGATTGCATCATATTTTTGAGTCTATTTTCAATTTTATCAGTATCAGTAGTATTCAAATTAGATTCAGTAGTTAACATTGATAATAAGTTATTAATATCACTGCTATCATTAGAACCAGCATTGCCACCACCTCCTTGTTTTAAAAATATAGAAGACATATTTTTATTATTTTTGTAACTAGGTAAATTTAAATCACTGGTTAGTTCATTAAAAATTGTTGTAGTAAATGAATTGGACATATATATATATATTTAGAAAAGAAATAAAAAGTTTTATAATATTTTTTCTGATTAATATTAATAATAAATGTACATTAATAAAATAGATGAATTATTTGATAATATATTAAACAAATTAGATGATTATTTAATAAAGCATAAAACATTCCAAGCCTTTAGTAAGGATACAAATTTTGTAAAATACCAAAACCAAATTTTAGAAACACTAAAAGATTTTATTGATAAAAATGTATCAAAGAAATATATTCTTGATTTATTAAAAAATGAATCATATTACGAATATGTTTTTGGTATCATTAAAAGATATTGTGCGTTTTATATTTATCTTGGTATTGCTTATCATTACAAAGGAGGTAGAGATTTGTTTATAACCAATATAATTGAATCAAGTAAGAATCAAAAAGATTCTATCTTTTCTATTCCTAATTTTTATAATTCTGAGAATAATTCAAAAATGATTACATTCTTTAATGATATCAAACATATAGAATCATTAATTGAAACTGGTAAAAGTATGGATAAGATTAAAATATTAATTGCAAATAATCCATTAAAGTTTGATTCTACTTTAAAATTATTTAATGATTTAGGAGAAGATTACATCATCGATAACTTTATTAAAAAAGATAACTTTCATAATATTATAAAAACATTAATCTTTAGACAAATCTATTTGAAAGAAGAAAAAAATGAGATTATTACTTTATTAAATCAAGAAGAAAAAGAAGCTGGTGAATATATTTATATAGAAATTATAAAATCTAATGAAAAGAAATTAATTGACTTTAGTTTAATTCAAAAGTTTTTATCTCTTCAAGAATTAAAATCTGGTTTAGCTGAAGAAATATATGATTTTCTATTAGAAATGAGAGAGAATAAAGAATTTATAATAAAAGAAAACAAAGATTTTATTAATTTCTTATTTTCAAAAGAAGTATTGATTCCTATTAATGAAGATTTTTTAAGATTTAATGACAATAATGAAAAATATGATACTGAATCGATAGTTAGCGATAGTTTAAAAGAAAGAGATGCAACCAAAATGAAATATATAATGAGCAAGTTAAATAATGTAAGAAATCTTTACGCACCTATTATGGAAAAGAATTTAAAATTAAAATTAGAAGCTGAGAAATTATTTAATTTATCTTATGAGCCTAGAAAAGCATTAATTTATAATGATAATGAAGAAATTAAAATAATTCAAAAATTAAAATCCTCTGATAACGCTGGAGATAAAGATTTATTAATTGATTTGGAAAACATTAGAAAGTATCCTTTTGTTAACTTTAGAAACTTTTCTAAAGATGGTATCAAATTAAGAACTAAAAGAACTATTGAATCAATTCGTTACATTAGTTTAAAAAAGAAAAAGAAAGAACCATTAGACATTCGTGTTGGTCACGATAATTTAGACCTAGCAGTAGTTGGTGTTGCTTGGAATCCTACTAAAAAACCATTGGATTCTTATACAGTTGAAGATTTAATTAATGTGAACACTTTAAGTAAAGATAAAAATAATTTTAATAATTTTGTTAAAGCACTATATCGTAAGAATGAAAAATTATATTATTGGTTATTTGATATAAATTTAGATAAGATTAAAACAACTACTTATGAAGACACTAATTCATTAAAAACTATGATATCTCAAATTTACAATAATTATATTGATTTAATAAAAAATAAATATGAAGACTATATTAAAACTTTGGATGAAATTACTATTTGGGATTCAGATAACTTATTAAAGGCTTATTCAAAAGTTTATTTTGATTTTAATTTAAATCCAGAAATTAGAAACTTTTTGATTGAAAAGACACTAAGTAAATTGAAAGAATTAGAAATAACTGTTGATGAAGTAGATGAAATGATTCCTGGGAAAAGAGCAGAAATGATTAAATTACCTACATATAAGTCTGATACAAAAGAGAAGAATATTATTAAAATAAATTTTGAGAAAGAAGAAGAAATAGAATTAGAAAAGATTAGAAATGAACCAATCTGTTTACACTATTTAAAATGGAGAAATGTAAATAGATTAGCTAAAATTAAAACTGATGAATTTTCTCAAGCAGTAGTAGATTTTGGGAAACAATATATTAAGCTAAATAAGAATGGTGATTATGTTTGCAAGAGTTGTAATGAAGAGTTATCTATTAAAAAGTTTATTTATGAAGGAACATATGTAGAAGAATTAGATACATTTATGACTACTAATATTGCAATTAATCAAAGATTAGAAGAAATTCCAAAATATTCTGGATTTTTAAGAATTATTAGAAATTTAGAAAAGAATGTAGAAAAGATTGCCTACGCTGGGGATTTACTAACATTTATTGGAACAAGTCCAACAATTAGATTAAAAAGAAAATTAATAATAAAAGATGTGCTTGATTTAATTTTATTACATACCGAGTATTTAAGAAAGAATGCAAAGAATAGACCAGATTACGGCATTAATAAAGATTATACTAACTTGTTCTTTTTTGAATTGAAAGATGAAATTTTCTTAACTAGTTCAACTGATACTGACTAT